TACGGTCCCGGAAGTACCACCACCTGAAATACCGACTCCAGCAGTTACGCCTTCAATATCGCCGGTAGCACCTGATGCGACCCAGGCTGCTCCATCGTAATACCACAAGCCATTGGTGTCTTTTGTAAATGCAAATTGTCCTTCTTGTGGTGCAGTAATAGCTGCATCTCTAGCTGCCGTACTGGCAAATACTAAAATGCCCTGCATTAAATAACCGTTTACGTCGCCGGCGGTTAAAACTTCGCCAGTCGTAAAGGTCTTAAAACCTAAACCTGCTGCCATAATTGCTCCTTAATAGCTAAGTACATTGTAGTCGAGTCGGCCGTATATGTTGTTATCCAAAATCAGCGCGTCGATGACTGGCTCGAGCGTCGTGAAAGTGGTCTTGAAACTATTCGGCGTTATGGCCATCGCTACGCCGAAAATCTGTAAGGTTTTTTCTAGGGTTGATCCGCCGGGCTGTGTAGTTATTACTGTAATAGGATCAAAAAAATCCAAATCTAGGGCTGCAATTATGCCGGCATTGTAATTAGGTGTATACAAATCCAGGACTATGGCATCGCACCGTATAGAAGTTTCGGCCCGACTAGCTACATAAGCCTGGGCATAATCCAAAGCCACCGCGTCGGTTTGCATCAATAAGTTATCCAGAAAGTACGAATGTAAGAAATATTTATCAATCGAAGCCTGATTTGTGGCTACTTGAGCAGAACCGCCAGCCCGGGTAATTGTGGCTTTGTTAAAAATTAATACGTCGTTAAGGGTCCAGGCTGCATCCATATAAGGAATTCCAGTACCGTCATCAGCGAATAAAGTAGGAGTACCACCAATAGAGCTGGCAGTTACGTTTCGATCTTGAAATACAAATGATCCGGTTGCGTCTACGTATACGGCCCCATATTCAGACTGGGCTACGGTAGTAAGGGCTTGTAAGGCTGTTCGGTTAGTCCCAGGGTCTGCCTGAAGAGTGGTAAGCCCGGCATCTATGTCGCGCATACTGATCGGCCAGTCGATTTCGTCCAATATAGCGTTTACACGCGCCCCAGATAGTTGGCCGGCACTGGTACCTGTAACCGTGTTGATTTGTGCGTTATAGGCCAATCTAAAGGCATCTACGGCCTGTATTGTTGTATACGCTACCTCCTCAGCCTCTTTCGGATAAGTCGTAACGTAGCTGGTAATAAATCCTGAAAATATAGGGTAAGTAACCCCTGCGTATGTAGCTGTAATTTGAACCTTTTTCATAGGTGTTAAAAGTTCAAAATAGGGACTGGCTGGGTTCTGGGGATTGAAGTCCCCATTCTGATCAACAATACGAAGGGTTAAAGTACCAGTCTGGAATTCGTCGATTAAGGCGTTACGTCCTCGCTTGGTTTCGATCCGGTTAATTTGATTAGATACGTCTACAATCACGGCTGCCGAATCTGCTAATACGTTAGTACCTAATATTCCTTGGTCCAGAATCATCGCCTGAGCAAAGGCCGGACCAGTTGAAAAGTTGATAATTGCGTTTACGGTAGGAACTGCCATTATAGACCGCCGGCTATACCGTATGAAATCCCAGACTTGGTAGCTATTTGGATACTTTCAGCTACAAGTTGAGCAAATCGATCACCGGTCTGGGCGGTGTCTACTGTGATTTTTAAATCAGCCATAGATCGTTCCTCGCCCATTCGAACCCGAGCAGGATCAAATGTGCCGGCAAAGCCACTGACTCCACCACTCGGCACGTTAGAAGTTATTCCGGTTTCAATACCAGTTACTCCTCCAAGTGAACTTATAAAGGCAGCAATCTGAGCGTTTAAAGCCTGGACCATTTGTAAAGCCGTATTTTGTAAATAATCATCGATTTTGGTATTTAAAGTTTTAACTCTAAATAATGCAAAATCCTCTAAAGACATTCCGGCTAATCTGGCCTGTTCGGCTAGTTTTCTTAACGCCTCGGTTGCCTCTAGTTCAGCTATTATTTTTTTAGCTAAGGCTTCGTTATTGTCTAAAATGGCTAATTGAGCCTGAATACGTAATTTAGTTTCTTCGTCAGTTGCGCTATTTAACGCAGCCGTTAATCCTATTCTTTCTAGATCAAATCTTTTTTCTAGTTCTTTAACGTTCTTGTTTTCAATAGCATTTTTAGCTGCAATCAATCGTAATTCCTCGGCCCTGGCCCGGGCTAATTGATCTGCCACTCTTTTTTCTTGTTTAACTTGTTGCACAAATATTCTTGAGGCGGTTCTTTCTTGTCCACCGCGATCTGATGGCTGGCGACCTGCTGCTCTTAAAGCTTCAGTTCCTCGAATAACTGGTCCAATATAAGGCAAATTTCTCAATATCGATCCATCTACGCCCGGTATTGTTGTAATTTCTTTTAGTTTTTTAATTACTTGCGCTAATCCTAATATAACTTCGGCGGTAGCCGTAGCAAAGTCCTCCATATTTGTAGCTAAACTTTCTACGGTGTTATCATCGCTTAAAAGAGTTAAAGCGTCTAATAACCCTTTACCTATGATTTCTTGGGCATCTGCCGAAGCGACAGCCAATAGATCCATTTTACCTGCGTAAGTTCCTAACCTAGCTGCTGCTTGGCCTGAGAACTTTTTATTAAGTTCGGCCATGATTTTATTCATGTCGCCGGATTTGAGTAAGGTCTTATCTAGGCCAGCACCTAATCGGCTAAGGCCTGTCGTGTTACCGGCATAACCACGTGCTAAGGCTGTCGTAACAGTTGTTAAAGATTTACCGGTGGCTGCGCTTACGTTTAACGCAGTACTTAATGCATCCTGGCTTTTAGTGATTGATCCAGTTACCGTCAAAAGTTGTTGAAAGGCCGGCCTTAACTGGTCATCCAGCACGCCGGTAGTTTTCTGTAAGTTCGCAATATAATTTTCTACAGCCGGCGCGCTAAATTGGTACCCGGTATTTTTTAATTGAACCTCTAGCGATTTGGCCGCTTTCTCATCGGCTGCAAATGCCTGGACCGCTTTCTTGCTGTAGTTAGTTAATGCTCTAACACTGAAAGCAGCAGCAAATACTTTAGCGAAGCTCTTTACTTGCTTTTCAAACTTGCTGACTTCTTTCTGTCCTTTTTTAAGTCCCTTGTTATCGAAGGTACTGACCGCCGATACGACAATATTCGCCATTACGCTACCTTCTTAATTTCGGTGTCTTTTTTGAACTGCACAGCTACGGTTTCGATGGCATTTACGACAGCCGGTATAACAGTATTCTTAGTTTCATCCCAGGCTCTGTAAACCACTCGGCCCCTTTGTTTACCTTGGCCTTTCATAGTACCTAACATTTCAGCAGCGGAATTAAACTGCTCAGGTGCGTTAGGGTTTATAGATCCAGGTCCGGAAGGTTGCTTTAGGCGACCGGCCCATTCAAATATCATTCCAGGAGCCTTGGTATTAGCTACATAAAAGGCTGCGCTAAATCCTGATCTATTACGCTTATTTTTGCCTGCAGAATAAACTATGCCATCTCTAGCTGTTGCATAGTCGTATGGTGGAAATGGCCTATACCCAATAGTGCCAGTAGAGGCGGTAGGTCTAGCCCAGCCACTTAATACTTCACTTTGGCCCGGTAAATAACCCCGGGCTTTGTTACGGACAATAAGCATTTGAAATTTAATATTTTTAGACATTTCTTTATTGAGTTGCGGATCTACGTCGCGCATCGCTTTTTGGAGTTGTTTAACGCCGGATACGTTTACTGGCATTTTTGATCTCCTTAGCTCTATCTCTTAATACCTGGATAATGGCTGCAAACATCTCCGGGTCCATTTCTAAAAACTCCTTGGGCGCGATACCAGTTTCGACGCTTAACGCAGCGATACTGAAAGTTAGTGAATCACGCCCAGTTATTTTTTTTCGTCATCTAAAACCTCTACCGTGTCCAAAGTATCTATGAACTCTGGGCCGAAAAGTGGCACGGTGATATTGGCCCTGCGTAAACACTCCCAAGCCAGCCAATAGATATGGGTCTGTTGTTCGTGATCGCGCAGCATTTTGCTAATACCAGCCTGCCACTTTATCTCAAAAGCATATTCGACACCCGGCGTAATCTTATGTTCGGTAACTTCGCCGTTAGCCCTTGTTATCTTTAGCTTTGCCATTATTGCTCCTTAGAAGGTTCCTGTAGTTGCGTATGCAACAGTTGAGTTACAAGTAAAGGTAATACTGGAGTTATTAATACTAGCTACATCACCGTTAATAGGTGTTAGATTATTAATAAGGATCGATACGGTGTATAGCGGATTAGTTGCGCTTACAGCTGTACCTTTTACCGGAATCAATACTGCAGTTACTGTAGTACCGTAATTAGTCTGCAGTAATGTAGTAATTTGTGAAGCTGCGAAGTCGTTAAAAAAGTCCAGCGACAGGGTGCTAGATTCCAGACCCTTGGTAAATTTATGAGATAAATCTCCAAGTGTACTGACTTCGAGTTCATCGAAGGTTTGTGTAAGTGTTGCGCTTGATACGTGGTCGCTAATATCTACAGTCGCGATTTTAACGCCAACGCTCGAGTTAAGCATTACGGCCATTTGTTATTCTTCTTTCTCTGCGGTTGGCGCAGCCTTTGGTTTTGGTGTTTCTTTTATCTGTCCAATTCTGGCCAGAAAGTTGTTATGGTTTATATCGTATTCGTCTGACATTTTAGCTCCAAGTGGTTAGGGTTGAAATTGTAATTTGGCAGGTCAGCAGCGGACCGCTCGCAGCATCTAAAATGCTAGGTGCAGATACGGTGCCAACATTAAGGACCAGGCTAGAATTAGCGATCTTGGTAAAGACCGCTACTATGAAATCCTCTATACCTGCAAGATTCCCCTGGTTATCGAACGCAGGTACAGCTATTAAAATATTAAAGTTAGCTAAAGGCGCGATCGTACTGTAATCATTATTAGTCGGAGTTATGTACGGATCAGCCGGAATAATCGAAACACTATTAGCCAATAAATTAGGAGCCGGGTAAGCGAAGGTAGACCATACGCCCGGATTAGCTAGGTCATTAGCTATTGTGGTTCGAAGTGTAGTGATCGCTTTAGGTGGCATAATTAGCCGACTAACGCTGAAGGATTGGCGTACGGTTGAATAAGTCCGCGTACCCTGTTAATCAATTGAAAGCCCATTTTATAAGGCGACGGCGTATAACCATCAATTCCATTAGGTGAACTCTGAGCGGTTTGCCGGGCCTGCCAAATATCTACGGCTAATACCATTGCAGCCTGACGGATGGCTGGGGTAGTTGCGTAGCTGGCTGTTTTCGTATCTGGCCCGGTCGCGGTACCGTATGGAAGGACACGATGGAAAGCTTGATTAGCAGTTACCTTGGCGTATTGGATAAATGAATAACCGTTAGGGTAATTGGTCCACGCCCAATTCCACCACAAGGCAGGGATGGAATTAGAAGTCCCAGTACTCCAAGGCACTGTCCCAGTTAAAGTATAAGTTCCATTGTAGGTCGCACCAGACGCAGCAATAGTTACGCTTTGACCAGTTACAAAGATACCGGGATTAGCTAATAAAAGCGTCGCCACGTTATCTTGAACCATCGCTGCCACTACTGGCGCGGTATCGAACCATAAATATTGATTAAGTAGATCCTCTGCTGTTTGACAGACACTTTCTACATCGGCATTAGAGTACAGAGTGCCAATACCTAAATTATCACGAAGCTCCTGCATCGTAACGTAACTAGCCGGCATCTCTGTACTCCTATCTTTAATAGCTCTGTAGGGTTAAGGGCTACTAAACCCTACAGATTACTTATGCTTTTATTAAGCCTTCATGTACTTATAGATACCGCCAGGCATTTTGGCGATTGTTGCCATAAAGCCGTAGATCGCTACTTGTACTTGCAGATTTGATACCACGTTCACGCTCATGTAAGCCTGAGGTGAGCGGTATACGGTGAATGCTTCTGGCGCAAGGATCAACGCAGAGCCATCATCGAATGTAGTAGCTGCGAAGTTCTTATCTACGTATAGATCAAGTCCTAACACGTTACCACGAATAGATGTAGGTGCTACTTGTCCTGCTGCGTTCATTGGTTGAATTGCATTGTAAATAGGGCGACCAGTTGTATCTGTTGCGCCTAGCAATGCCTGGTATTGAGAAGGGTTAGCTATGTAGTTCTGTGCGAAGTAGCCGGTATTTTTGTAAATATTGGCTGCTGCCTCAGAAGTGTAATCAATGATTCCGGTACTGTCTGCAGTTTCATTTGATGCAGCGGTAGCAGCGGTAATTAATGCTGCGACTACGGCAGTATCAATTGCTGTTAAATATGCATTCTGTAACTGGGTTGTAAGTTCAGAGTAGAAATTTGGATCAGATCTTTCCAGTAATTCTACGCTGAGCGTATTCATACCAGAGTACTTGCTGACAGTTCCAGTTAGATATTCAGTAACCATCCCGGTATTTTGAACTGCGCCGGCTTCGGCTTCTACTGTTACTACTGGAGCAACGCCAGCTTGACCGCCAGCACTGGTAACAAGTGATGGCACGCTAATAGTCATGCCTGAGGTAGGCAGGGTACCTTGGCTGCAAGCATCTATTGCTGGAGTACCGAATCTAGTATTAGTTACAAATTCTGATAGGTACTGTGTTGGATTGAATGCTGGGTTAGTAGCAAATGAATCATCTGCAGCAGAAATGAAAAGACGAGATTCATCTGATCCTAAAGCTGCTTTAATTTTATGCTCTGTGTACTTCGCCATTGAATCGATTGGTGAACGTACTGAGGTGGAGATATAAGGTGTAGCTGTTACAGGACGTGAGGCTTCTACTATTGGAGTATCTGCCTCTGCCTTTGTTTCGGTTGGCTCGGGATTTTTGTCCACAGTAGCCTCGCTTTCTGTTTCGGTTGGAGTTGCTTCTTGTTCTGTTTCGCTTTCGCTAGCAGCTACTTTAGTAACGATGGCATCGGCATACGCCGGGCTTTCGACTAAAGAAACTTCGCGCATGATGGCACTGGATACGACCAGGACCCCATCTTTATCTTTCTTAGCTTTAACCACGTCTACACCGATACTTAATGAACTTACTAAGTCCTCGGCAGCTAAGGTTAAATAATCTGTACCTTTTTGCGATGCACTAACTTTAAAAGTGCCATAAATTCTATCTTGGGTAACTTCAAAAGCCTGCGCCCGGCCAATCGGATCATTTTGTGAATGCTGAGCTAATAATTTTATTTTACGTGCATCTGGTATTTCCACCGATCCACTTTCAAATTTTACAGGCCCGGCTGAAGTATTACCGATGGTGTTAAAAGGTAATACGACACCGCTAATTAATCTGCGCCCGGTATCTGAGCTTTCGATTTGACTCGAAAAGGTTAGCTGTATGTTTTCGATTTCCATTATTCTCCTAGTTCATTCCCTGGCGATAATTCTGTTTCATCTTCCATGTCATCCTCAGGCATTTCCATACTGTCATCAGATTCCCGGCCTTCTGGAGTTAAATCTTCCATTTCTTTAGCGTCGTCTAAATCAATTAAGCCAAGGTTTAACATTTTTTCTAATACGTCTAATCTAGCCATTGCATCGGCGCGTAAGAAAGTGTCATCCACGGCAAAGCGGACGACGTTATTATTGGCCGTCATATCATTCATTGACAGGCGATTTTCTATCGCAGAAATATAAGGCTGCAGCGTATAAGCTAAAAATTCTTTTCTGGAATCTAGGATATTTTGATAGGTCATCGAGTTATTCATATCAGCTGACAGCATCCACGCTGGTACGCCAAAAAGACGGCAGATTTGCGTCGTAAGGAACTGTTGCGACTCATTATAAGTCATGTCCTTAGGGCTAAATGAAGTTGGTTCGTAAGATAAAGTAGAAGTTAAATATGCGGTACTTCTATTTTGTCTAGCTGCCTTCCAGGCTGCTAACAATCCGCTAATTTGTTGCTCAGGTAAATCTGCGCCGGTGTTTTTGATATAACCAGTCGGCATTGGTGTAGCTGCACTAACCGCTGCCGCTTTTTCTAAATCTAATGCTGCCTGGATAGTTCTGGCACCGGCCTGCAAAATACCTGCGCCATTTAATCCTTGGAAAGTAATCAGCGAGCCTAAACCTGACATTGGGGCGCGGATTCCATCGACGTAGTACTCCTCAATCTCCGTGCCAAATTTATTAGTTGTAAATGTAACTCGGTTATTAGCTACCCATTCGTAACGTGAGCCTCTACCGTCATCTGCATATTGTTCGACAATACGCCAGTACGCTAAATTATAGAAAGCAAGGCTATCAACGGTCCAGGCCATCGTAACGCTTCGCGGTTGCCTGTAATCTGGTTGATCTAGCCATAAAGGCTTACCTAATTCTTCGCCTGTAGTTTTTCTGTATAACTCTAAATCAAGTGATGCAATAACTCCGGCGATTAAGTTACGGCATCTGGATACGGCCGGGACCATCATCGCAACATCTCGATTGATTGCGCCAATGCCTAATGAACTAGATCCAGTATTGAAGTAACCGTAGCCGTAAGTAGTATCCATTACGGCTGGCGCGTACTGCGCAGTTATTTTAGGGGTCGGTTCAGTTGCCGGTGTACCGCGTAAGCCTAAAGTTTCTAGTAATCCCATGGATACTATTTTCCTCTAATAGTCAAGCATATTTCAGGATTGCGTAGTGCGTGTCTAACTGTATATCTGTGCCTCTGCAGGTGGTTCAGTTAGTACGTGGATTACCATAGCTAATCCAATAGCAATATCTACAGGCCCGGCTGATTTACGTCTTACAATTCTCCAGGAACTATCATTAGTTTTAGCTGCGCAGTTAGTTAGGTGATTAATCAAAATATCCTGACCGCTATGCACCATGCGCTTATTACTCATCGCTTCGTGCATTTCACCGCAAGCTTGATAAAATTGCTGACCACTAATATCTCGGACGGCAACGCCGGACCTTTCTAACCTTGTGGCAATGCTCTGGGTGGTGTACTTGTCGTAACAGACCACTCTAGGGAAATAGATATCGCACCATTTCTTAATGGCTGCAGCTACCTGCAATTCATCGACCGATACCTGGCTGTAAAAGGTTTCTAGGACCGCTACGCCGATCTTTCCGCTAGGGGTTATTTGTCCTAACACCAAGGACGCATCGCGCCGGCTAGGGCTAACGTCGAACGCCATAACCGTAAGCGGTCCAGGACTTAACTGCAGGGTTTTGTCGGCGGTGTCCTCTATGCTGCCGTGAGGCCATGGACTAGCTAAGCTAGAAATCCACTGGCAAAGCGACTCGGTTCTAAAATCCTCGATTGTATTTACAGCTAGCGACTCCTCGATAGATTCCTCGGTTATAAGGGTTCCTAGGCTTGGATTAGCTAAAGCCCAGCCTTTGCGATCGGTAACCGCTGCAAACTCGGGAGCGGAGTATTCGTAGAAGCCTAGACTTTCCGGTGGATGGCTCAGGCACTTTTCGCGCAGATTATTTAAGACTTCGCTGAACGCATCGCCACTATTCGAGCTAAAGTAACTTTGCGCATTTGGTCTGGCCCGGGTTACCGGCAAGGCTGCGCCGTAGGCTTCCGGATTTGGCTTCCGGATTTTTTTCTCGTAACTCGTCAATCCATAAGAAGTCGGCCGTACGTCCACGGCTACCGTCCCTGGTACTGGCTACTACGTCTAATCGGCCACCGCCGTACTTTGGCAGTATCTCGATCGACTCTGTACCGTTAGCAAATCGGATTTGTTTTAACATCGGGCGCAGGTAATCGCTACTCTCGAATAAGTACGCAATATCCCGGAAATTAGTTAAAGCCATTCCGCGATTGCTGCTCATTATTAGCTGATTCTTTTCGCCGAACAGTACGAGGCCCGAAATAGCGCGCATTCGACCTATATGCGATTTTCCATTCTGTCTGGCAGCTAATAGGAGTATAGATTTGCGTATAAAGTTTTCGTTACCGTCTACGGCTAACATATCGGTCAAACACCACCGCTGCCATTCAAGTAAAGGCACTCCGATAGCCGTAGCAAGGTCTGCAACCTCGGCAATCCGGGATTTGGCCTTTAACACCGGACTATGAAGCCTAGGTTCAACCGCCCCAACAAGAGGCTGGCTAGCTTTACTACGCATCTAGATCAAATCTGATCGGGCTGGCCAAAAGCCGGACCACTATGGACCGTACTGACCGTTATCGGGGAGGTATTGCCTCG